ACATATAATCCCTCTTATATTTACATACCTTCCTCAGAGGGTGGAGGATGGTAGGCGTCAATGAGCATGCTATTCATGCGTTCAGCACTGACAGGTTGGATAGTATTCCAAGGTAATGCAAATCGCTCATCTCCCAATTGAGACGCAGCGACAATCCTTTCGCATTTGGCACAAAATTCTTCATAAAAGTCTACTCCATGTAGATAAGCTTCACGAGCTTGCGATTCGAAATTCGCCTGAAACTGCTCAGGGAAAGTCAAAGGAGTATTCTTAGATTTTGTCCACCAATAGAATTTCTTGCTCAAAGATTCCTCCTCTAAAGGAGCGACGATAGCATCCAGCTGAGGATGGTAACGAAAAACTCGCTTCAAGAAGGAAACTTCTTCAATAGTCTGAAAGGGAACAGAGTCTGCTTCTTTGTCTGCCATAGTGTATTTGATGCCCCAACTCGCAAACACCTCTTGGATAGCGGTGTGATTGAACTCGGGGATTGAATCATCAACACCCATAGCATTATCATCTCCATAATCGGCGAGAGACACAAAATTCCTGAAGTTAGGATTCTTAATCTCCGGATACTTCTCATCCATGATCTTAAAGAAAGCCATACGGACCAAGATAGAATTCACAATAGAATTCATCTCAACCGTTAAAGGCTGTCCTGAGGGTTGCCCACTACAAAACTGTAGCAAGTGTCCCTCCCAGATCATAACTGGACTAACAACGGATGTGAGGAAACCACGAAGGTATTCCAGATCCGATTCAGAAGCACCATTTTCACGATAAATTTGCAAAATGATTGCAGCAGATTTCTCAAGAAGAGCTTTAGGAAGTTGAGTATCATAACCACTGAAGTCACCGCACACAAAATTAGTGTAGGAACCCCCTTTGGTTAAATGATTATACAACTTTGTCCAATCATCGGATTGGGCCGCAACTCCAACGAAGCATTCGGACACCTCTTTTTCACGAAGGACGTGTTTCAGAGGAATAATAGCCCGAGTAGCTGCGATGAAGAAAGCCATGTCATTACCATAAACGGAACGAGTTTTGACTTCGGCCTTTTCCAAGGGCAAGACTTCATTCGTTTTAGAAGCCCTTACAAAAGGATCAAAGGTGCCTTGGCCAGATCGCCAAGATTCTTCCAACTTGAAAATATCATTCTCAACGAGTTTATCCAAAACTCGAGGGATGACAGGTTCACCTGTGAGAGGATCAAGTTCAAGGTACTTCGTCTTCTTACCCCCATAACAAACTCCCGAGGAAGTCTGATTATTCATACCGCGAACAACTCCGGTCTGATCACCATCCAACGCCTCTTGCAAGGGTCGGACAGAAAAGAAACCAGGGTTATTCTTCTCAAATTCAGCAGCGAC